TTAATTAGTGTGCTTACGAGAGACTTAGCAAAACGGTTAAATGTTATTAACATTAGCCAGCTAATACAAAAACATACTAAAGAACTATTTAACGAGTACGCGAAGACTATTGAATACAACGGAATTGATGATCAAGCTAAAAAAGTTGAGTTAAGTATTCTAGAAGATGCGGTGGTTATAGAGAATGAATTAATTTCTAACAAAATCAAAGCTGTTAAGTTGTTAACAACAGATGGTAGCTTAATTATTAAAAAAGACTTAGTGGTTCTAGGGGATGTCAATACAGATGCTACAGGTTGGGATAAGTTAGCTAGTAGAATACAGCAAGATGTGTTTAGACAATTTACTACTCAAATAAAAAAACAGTTAACAGAAGATGTAATAAATTTAGCAAAGACAACCAGCATAGACTTTAAGAAAGTAACAGTTAATGGCAAATCTATTGTAGTGGGTAATGCACTATCTAATACAATAACAGAATCAATGTTACACAAAGTTGGGGCGTTAAAAGAGTTAACTGTAACCGGCCAAGCTAACATAAACGATTGTTTGCATGTTGTAAATAAACGAATAGGCATCAATACTGAAACTCCAAGTATGGCATTGACAATATGGGATGAAGAAGCTGAAATAGTAGCAGGAAAAATAAAGAAACAAACAGCATTTATTGGAACAGGGAGAAAACAAGAGTTGCAGATAGGAATTAACCGTTCCGGTAATATTACTATCAAGGATGATGGATTAGTACAAATTGAACGTTTACAAGTTGGACTTAATAGAATTAGTCACGCTAGTGAGCTACCTGGGTACTTAGGTTCTAAGGGTGACATTGTGTTTAACAATAATGTAAGTAAGAGTAATCTTACGTTCGCATGGATGTGTCTTGGAAATTATAATTGGTTGAGTCTTAAATCATCATGAAAATATGTTGGGTTCTGAGTGAGCAAACCAAACCTGATGTAGTTGATATCGAGACTTTAAAAGATGTTGCACCTACATGGGGTAGTTGTAATACTCACAGGCATTACAACGTTGATAACATTGTATGTTGTGGTTATAACAAGGCTAGTGAGCTTATCACACGCAATGCCCATCACACCGGCAACCTATATGTACCTGCCCAGCATTTTATAACACTAGGCCAGCCAGCGGATGTTAACATATATGAAGGTGAATTTAAGAGCAATGATATTAATCACAAAGATGATATCATTGCTCTTAACTTAGTAATTCAGAATTATGATATCGTTCTGTTGCTTGGATTTAGTTTAGCGAAGCCTAAGTCTAAAAATGAGCTGGATATACATAAACAAAATGCGTATCTTCATAACATTAAAACAATAATTAATGATAATAAAGATACACAGTTTGTTATTATAAACTACAGAGGCAAATTAAGTAAGGAATTTAGTGATTTAGAAAATCTAAGTAGAGATTCGTTAATAAACACAGTAGGACTTCTTACTTCTTAAGGTGTTTTTTAATCTCGTCTATTAATGATTGTTTTTTCTTCCTACCATCTAGCTGGAGACCCAATGTTGCACCGTATTGATCTAATTCTCTCTTTGTCATCTTTTCTAGCTCTTTTTTCATATCTGATGCTTTTTTGGCAACTTTTTTCTTTACTGCTGTTTTTTTGGCAGGTTTAGTCGTTGGAAGCTTAATTGGTGTCTTAACTTCTGTTTTTCCTGTAAAAAACGATTTAATATACGTTATAAATTTCATATTTTTATCCTATTGTAAGTAGTATATTTAGTATAATGGATTACCAAACATCTTTTTCACTTGCCTATATGCTTTAATTGTATTCATTGCCGATACACAAATACATCCAAATCACTAATTATGGCTCTAATAAGAACTTTTACATATCATAAAAATGTTTAATTAGGTTTGTTGTAGTATATATGCTATTATACTTACATTAAAAGAACAAGGTATGTGTCCTTGATGTACTAGGGCAAAGAAGCGAAAGAGTTAGTAATTGTAATTCAATGTTGTTGAGTTATATTTTAATGTTGGTTAGATAAGGAGTAGTATAATGGAAATTTGGCGTAAGATTGGATTAATAATTTGGGTTATTTGCACATTTGTATTAGTAGCATGGACAGTACTTGGCATAAATTGAGCCACATAGTGGAATGAGTGGATACCATGTAACTGACCAAAATTATACGTTGGTGCCATAACCATAAGTAATAGAGCAGAAGTTGTCAAGAAGAAGGAGGAGGAGGAGGATGATTAAGGTAAATGATCTAATTATGCTGTTAAAAGAAGTCCCTGATAATGCTGAAGTTTATGCGTATGAAGGTGAGGATACTGGGCTAGTTATTAGAGATAAAAGTAATTATTGGTTTATTCGAGCCACCAATATAGGAATAGACTTCCATACAGACGGATTTTCAGATGAGTGAGTTATGGATTTGGCCTTTATTTGCGTTTTGTGTTGCAATGTATGCTTGCGTAGTATATATTGTTATTAAAAATAAAGTCTACAAAGAGGCAAACGACGCGAAGTATTATATATAGTTAAAAACAAATAATGATCATTTACTCGACTAATTCAGAAATTTTGATTATTATAATGTGTATATGACTTACTTGGAATCAGCATTTTTTTATAGTAGTATCATCGGTAGTCGTGATGTTAGTTAATGGAATAGCATGGCTGTTTAATTAAATTATGTTCACAAAGGAAAAGGAAAAGGAAAACAAAAATGAGTATTGTAGCAAAATTTAAAGTAGCATTGGAACATCCATTGTACCAAAAGTATTTCAAATGGCTTGATCTAGCCATTATCGTGGGGTTGGTTGCTCTGTGCATATTATACATTCAGAGAGGAGAAGATTATGTTACATACATCAAACCAAGTACTTAAAAAGACACGGTGTTTAGTTAAAAAGTTATTAAAACTTAAAAAAGATCCGAGTTGTTATGAGCTTGATGATATCATGCAAGAAGCTAGGTATCTAGAATACGAAACAAGGGAGTTAGAAGAAGATGAAAAAGACAAGGAATGAAGGGACTGTTGGTTTTTGGTTGTGGATGGCCGCATTATATAACGATTGATTCATTCTTCGCTAAATAAAAAGACATTATTTATATAAGGAAAAAAAAATACAATGAGTAAAACTAGCGAAAATTTTATAACACAATTAGAAGTATTCAACGAGAACTATGATAAGTTTGTAAACAACGGCAATAAAGCCGCGGCCACTCGAGCTCGCAAAGCATTATCTGAAATAAGCAAGTCATGTAAGACATTACGATTAGAAATTCAAGAAACTAAAAATAACATGTAGATAACATGTAGATACCACTTGCAAGTACAGCAAAGCAGACCGTAGAATATGGATTAGTTGACAAATTATTATCAATCGTAAAGAAAGTGGTTGACATTAAAATTATACTGTGTATAATACAGTATATGCTTAAAGCAAAGCATAAAAACTAATTTTAATTTTTACAAAGGAAACAAAATGAATCAAAATCAATTTTTAGTAGATCTAATGCGCGGCACCTGTGTTACAATGACAGCAGGCTCTGCCCGCGATATGTTTAAAATCAAGAATCTAGGTGCTCGTATGAGTGATCTCCGTTCTGCAGGCTTGCGAGTTAGAACTACACCGGTTCTAAGTGGTAAGCAAGGACGTCCACTAGTTGAATATGCTGTTTCCGCACGTGATGTAAATGGTTCTCGTGCTAGATTAAAAATGTAAGCCATTTGTCGCCTTTGTAAATGTAAATACAAAGGCGACAAATTAAAAGAGATGGAAATGATAGCAGAGATATATTGTTGAATGCAATATAAGTTATGTGTTAATGTAAAAGGAGCTAAAGCTCCTTTTTTTATAGATCGTCTAAAGTGATTTTATAGCTTATAATTATACCAAGAGGAAAAACAATGACATTAACAGGATTATCCAAAGAACAACTAGAGTATATAATGCAATCTATTAATAGGAATCCAAACGAATGGAATAGTGAGATACGCCCACTAAAAAACTATAGAGAAGAACTTAGAAGTTGGATTAGGTTGCAATATACAGAACAATTAAAGGGCGGAGCATGGCGAAGAAGATTACGAGAACAGGGTTATACAGCATGATAGATTCCAATGATAAAGTAAATCATCCGTTGCATTATACACAAGGAAATATAGAGACTGTCGATTATATCATTGACCAGGACATGGGTTACATTGAAGGTAATATCGTTAAATATATTACTCGATACAAGATTAAGAATGGGTTAGAGGATCTTAAAAAGGCACAATGGTACTTGGATAAGCTAATTAACACATATAAGGAGGAAGAATAATGGATATTGGATTTTTAGCAATTGTGGTTATTATGGTATTGCTTACTGTTGTGAGTATCAATAATAACAATGATAAATGGAGATAACTATGGAAATGGATTGGAGTTATATTAGCGTTAAGTGGAAGAGATGGTTCTACCAAGATATGCCAACTGCCGCAGATGGAATGGGTTGGCATAATTGGACTGTAAAATCTAAGAAGAATAAAGTTCGCTGGTTCTTAGCTGAAACAGCACCAGATTGGCTTCTAAGCACATTCGTCTGGCCTGTACAACGGAAGCGTGATTCATTAAGAATGCGTTTTAAGTCTAAGATGTGGAGAATTGATATCGCTACATTGGACAAGTACGAGTATCATGAGAATGATACTCAGATGCTACACGGTATGTTCCATATTTTAACACGGTTTGTTAAAATTGAGAAAGCATGGATGCAACATTTATCTAATTCTTGGAAGGATGAGGACAACATAGAAGAAGATGGTTTTATAAAGCATGTAAACCGAGCCAGACGAGATAAAAAAACTTGGCGTAATGCTGATAAGCGTGCGTATGCTTTTAAACATCTCGATTGGGAGATTAGCTTAGGTGACCCAAAAAGTAAGAATTATGATAAAAGTTATTATGAATCAAAATACCATATTAATCCAGATCGCAAACATATGACACAAGCAGAATCAGCAAAAGAGATTAAACAGTTATACATCTGGTGGAATGATACAAGACCACAGCGCCCAGATCCCATGGATATAAGAGGTGATAAAGGAGTTAGTTGGTCAGAATATTGTGTATTAGATAAGCCAGCGTACGATGACAAAGGGAATGAATTAAACTTCATGGCTATATTAGGGAATAGTAGCGATGCTGATACAGAAATTTCAGATTCAGCGAGTAAAGTTATGCATGAGGCAGAAGAGGCTTACGATAAAGAAGATGAAGAGATGTTAATTAGGTTAATAAAAGTAAGGAAGAATCTTTGGACTTAAAAAAAAGGGTTACAATGTAAAAGATAGCAATAGGGTTAGAAGGCTAACATAATTTATATGTTAGTTTTGATGAAGAATACAGAGAAATATTATGAACAAAAATTCAATTTACGCAGATGAAGAAGCACAATTACTATTCCAGTTAGGTACAATTCGTGCATTAGATATCAAGTCTAAAAGAGTGTCAAAAATGTTCAATAAATGAGTAGGAACGGTAAATGGTTTGAAGAGCATGTAGCATCGTTGGTTGTAGATTGGCACGGCGAGAGATATAACTCAATCTCTAAAAAAGAATACGATGAGTTCGTAGATAAAACTAATAGGCTAGTATCACAATATCCATATGTTACACTGTATGGATATTATGAGACTAGTAGTTTTGGTAGATTGGATTTTTATTTAAACTTAGCTAACGTCCATCATTACATTGAAGTTAAGTGGCAAGAACACCCTGGCACAACAGATGAAAAGCTGGTATATGCATTGCATAATATGAAGAATATGTTATTAGATGATAATCACGATGTAGTAAAGAAGATTATTGTAGTTGGTGGGGATGGTTATAGACAAGGTGCGTTAGCTTATTTAAAAGAACATGCAGGAGAAGTAAGTATAATGGATGACAACGAGTTCAGTTTGTATATCGAGTCATTAAAAAAGGAATAACAGCCATAAGAAATTCTTATTGGACTTTCTGTAAATAGTCTGATATAATAGCTACTCATTAATTATTTAAGGAAAACGAGCATGAGCACTAATGCGTTGGTAGCAGTTAAAGAAGGGGATAGTAACACTGGAATCTATGTTCACTGGGATGGTTATCCAGAAGCACTAGGTAAAACGTTAATTGAACATTATAATACTGAAGTAAAAGTACGTGGACTAATTAGCAAAGGTGATGCTTTGACAATAGCAAGTACTATACCGGAAAGTGAATTTTATATTGATCGTGGTGGGGACTGGAAGGATATTAAACCTAGAACATTTGCTAATGTAATGGATAAAATTAAAAACGCAACTTATGAGTACGTATATATTTTTTATCCTAGTGTTATGAAATGGGATTGCTATCATGTCTATGGCGATGATTGGTTATATAATGTAGTAGAACATAATATAGGAAGGGATACTAAGACTGTCAAGGGGAATAAAATGATCAAACAATACAAAACGGAAGAAGCAGGACAACCATTAACGGATGTTAAAATGAGCGAACTAATAGAAGAATATATAGGGCAGGATAAACCTGATCTAGTTGATATCGAAATGTTTGCTAGAGCAATCGAGAAGGCGCATGGCATTGGAGAAGAAATATGATGGTTGAGATATTAATAGGTTATGGCATAGCAATAGCTATAATCGTTCTAGCGGCAAGGTATACTAGGCAACGTAGATATGAGTTTTAATATAGATGATTTTTTAAAACAGGTAGAAGAGAATCAGCATCCCGAGTTAAGATACGGTCAAATATTGTTTATCACGCTGTATAAGATGAGTCCTAAGTTAGCTAATAAGATCAATGGAACGCATATTGACCCGTTCCATGCTAACGAAGGGGAATCGATTACTAGATTTTTTGAATTTTTACATAATATAGGAGAGGAAGAATGAAAGAGTATTTTAAAGTTGGAGCAGGTATTATTGGAATTATAGTTATTATCAGTGCGCTAGGGTTAGGAATTAGGTATGTTACATTACCAATTGAGAAACAGATCGAACGGAAAGTTTTAGTTAACAGCCATCAATACATCGAAGGAATGGAGCAACGAGCCGCTATTCTAAGAGCTAACATTGTAGAAGTAGATTCAATGATGTTAAATGGACAAGGTGATTATGATGAGTTAATGGGTCAAAAGAGAACATTAGCCGCACAATTAAGAGCTATCACTATTCAATAATGCCAACATATGTTTACCAGTGTCTTAAATGCAAGCAAGTAATAGAAACTGTGCATAGGATGATAGAATCACCTAGGATTATTTGCGAAAAATGTAAAGAAGATATGAAAAAAGTAATTCAATCGTCTAGTTTTGTTTTAAAAGGATCAGGGTGGGAAAAAGATGGATACTGATAAGATATTCGATAAGTTAGACGAATGGACCAAAGAGTATGGAGCATTAATAGTTGTTATGATTATGATGTTCGTACTTAGTAGTTTAATAGTAATAGGTTGGATGATAAGTTTATTATAAGGAGATAAAATGAAGAGAGTTTTATTAGTAACAGGGGTGGCATTAGTCACAGCAGTAGTTTTAACAGGATGTCAAGATAAATCACAAACTGAGAAGGATAAAGAACAAGTAGCAAACCAGCAAGCTCAATATTCAGCATCACAGCCAGTTCCAGCGTATGATTGGTCATTAGAACGTCATCTAATGATCGAGTTATATAATACAAGGAATATGAAGGCAGTAACGCATTCAGTTTGGCGTAGTAATTCTGGTGTAGTGGAAGGTGATTGCCCGAGTATGGGATTTGGTATGCCGTATGATACTAGCTTAACTAATCCATTAAAAGGTCAATATTATAGAAACGGCGGAACAGTAGTTGTCGAACAAGCAGAACCAAATGGTATCTTCGCTTCAAAAAATACACAAGCTACATGGGTTATGTGTACGAATAAATTTGGATCTATCGAACCGGTCTATGTAGAATCTAAAGTTACTGCATACCCATATCCAGTATCAACAGATTATAAAACAAATCGTGTAACTAAAGCTGGCAAGTCAACTGTGACAATCAGTGCTAACTAAGGAGCAGTAAAATGGGAAAACAAGCAATATCGGGTGTTATTATTAGGAAAAATGCCAATGGTAATAAAACGAATAAGAAGGCAAGTAGTCACGGGACATTCCGTTGCGTAAGGAAGCCTAATAGTCCACAATGTAAAAAGCAAGGAGTAGGAAAATGATTACATTTAACACATTAGAAAATTATGTAAACGCATACAAGCAGGCCAACGAAGGTGTAGAATTAATCCAAAAAGGACTTCAGATGGTTGGGAATGAATCCAATTATATGATGGAATCTCATGTTGATTATTGGCAAGAGCAAATGCTTACCGAAGCTGTGGGAGATAAAGCAATGGAAGCATTGTGTCTTTGGTTGTGGGATTATGAGATGGGATTAAACTGTCCGGAAGACGATGATAGTATACCATCTGATCTAAGAGAATTGTACGATACAATTCTTGTGCCAGCGATAAAGGAATATTACAAAAAATTATCCAATGGATAAACAGCCTAAGACATTATCTAAATTAAGAGATATCCTTGAAGAAGATGGGTACAAGCCTATTAACTTCATGGGATATCGCTTAGAATATAAAGGGTGTGAAATAACATTAGCTAATGATGTATGGTTCATAAAAACAAAGACAGAACATATAGGATGTTCGTCTATGACAGTAGTAAATAGAGTTAGGAAATTATTAGGAGTAAATAAAATTACAAAAATGCTCGACAATGCTAAATAAACATAATATAATAAACAAATAATATAAAAATGAAACAAGAATATAAATGTAAACACAGTCTCAGACAAGATAGCTGGGAAGACTATTGCGGCTCGATATCGTTTGATGCCACGCATATTAGTCGTAATCCGTTACAAAAATGGCGCGAGGATTTTTAGTTAATACTAATCAACAAAATAACTAAAAACCCTCGCTAAGAAATTAGGAGGGTTTTTTTATGAGACAAATAATAAAACAGAGTCAAGGATCAAGAAATTACGTAGCCAAAAATGCTCATAAAGCTAATAAAGCTGTTGTGTATAGAGATAGAACAAAGTATTGTAGAAAAGATAAACATAAAAATAATTTATGGTAGTATAAAAACTTTTTAGTTGACATTACTAATAATTATTGTATAATAGTAGATATAGTTACCCAGAACTAAGAGCTGGGGAATACTGGAGGGAACAAGCCTTATGTGGCGGAAACCAATGGTACTATATAGTAAAGCATATAGTAAAGCATATTGTTAAACAGTGTGCTTTACTATAATAATATAAAGTATAGGTTGTAGATAAGGAACGATTAATCATCTGAACGGATATGCTACCTTACCAAAAGCGATACCCTAGTTGGTTGGAGTGATTACTAATTTAACGGGATTGTTAGTAGGTTAAAAATTCAAAGGGGAGAATGAGCAATGGCGAGCTCAAGTGGCTGTAACCCACCCGCATTGTCAATAAGTCTGTAATGGTTCGACTCCATTTCTCCTCACCAAATATAGGGCAATTAAAGGGAATTAGGTATACCTATTTGGTATACCTATTTGTTTTAGAAATAAGTGTTTCTCGGAACGAGACCGAAGTTGCCCACCAATTATAAAGCTCTGGTATCCCAATCTGGTAGAGGAAGTGGAATTAAAATCCATACAGTGTGGATTCGAATCCCACCCGGAGCACCAAATACTCTGTTTGCTAGTGCAGAAAGTAATTCTAAAAACTAGCACTAATTTAATGGAAGATGATATGATTTGATGGAAATTGTCCTAGTCTTGAAAACTAGTGGATCCTGTGAAGGGTTGGGGATCGTGCCCTCCGTCTTCCGCCATTTACGCAACCTTGGCATATGTGGTCTGTGCGAAAGTTTGAAGAACTTTAGATTCTTGTTCGATTCAAGAAGGTTGCACCAAGTTAAGGGGGATGCCGTATGGGACGGACTTTTGATTTGCAATCAAGATGGCTGGGATCGTTACCCAGTATCTCCACAAAAAAGGTTTGCTATGTACTGTATTGCCTATTAAGGTAATACAAACTGGATAAGGATCGTATTCCGAAATGTACTCGCCACAGGTACTACATAGCAATTTATTCTGGTTCCTTAGTTCAATAGGAGAACACCTTCCTTACAAGTAGAAGACGGTGGAGCGTTACCATCAGGAATCACCAAGATTGCTTCTACACTATAGAGGCACTGAATGCCAGTGAAATGGCCCAAAGGAGGAGACCGCTTAGATAGTAGCGTGGACATCTATTCTAGACAATAGACCGAGTCGTAAAACTATCATTTAATTATGCAATCGTAGCTTAATCGGGAAAGCGCCGGCTTGTCACGCCAGAGAGAGTGGGATCGTAGCCCATCGATTGCGAACTATATTTAATGGCGGGCATAGTGTAAAGGTTTGCACCTAACTCTGTGAAAGTTAAAGTATGAGAGCGACAACTCATTGCTCGCCCCAAATATTTCCCGCGGTCTGGGACCAGCAGAGTCTCCAAAATTCAGTAGCGCGGTTCAATTCCGTGGCGGGAAGCCAAATATTGGGTCTGTCATCTAATGGTATGATACCGGACTTTTAATCCGGCGCAATAATTGCAATGAGAGTTCGATTCTCTCCGGACCCACCATTTTAATTTCCAGTGACCGAGCAAGTGAACGGGCCTGCCTGTTAAGCAGAGACCGCGGGGAGCGTTACCCTGACTGGGAGCCAATATAGGACTATAACTCAGTTGGTAGAGTACTTGCCCGATAAGCAAGAAGTCGTGGGATCGTAGCCCACTAGTCCTACCAAATAGGGACTGTAGCTTAAAGGTAAAGCATCCGACTCATAATCGGTAGAGTCTAAGTTCAATTCCTAGCAGTCCCACCATATGCAATCGTGGACAAACTGGTATAGTCACTAGCCTTTCAAGCTAGAGCCGTAAGGCATTGCGGGTTCAAGCCCCGTCGGTTGCCCCAAATATAGCCCGGTAAGCATTAATAGTGATGCAACAGATTTGTAACCTGTAGAAGGGGGAGCATTACCTCCACTGGGCACCAAACGAACTGATTGTCGTAATCAGATAGTAGTGGACAACTATGAAGAGAAGTGGAATAACTACCCACATTGTCACCCTACAGAGGATCTGTCGGCATGGCTGGTGTCGTAGCATATGCTCCAGCCACTCATTGACCCTTAGACAAATTGGTAAAGTCAACGGTTTTTGATGCCGTTATTTCGAGGTTCGAGCCCTCGAGGGTCATCCAAGTTAAATGCGGGTAAGCTGATGGACAGTCGCTGGCCTTCCAAGCCATGCAGTTAGGTTTCGAACACCTATATCCGCTCATTCTCATCAAAGCATGTAATATTCATGCAGGTCCACTAGAACCTATTCTAATGCCTAGTAGAACATTAGTTCCGTCATTTTATAATGATGTCATAGTCCATTAACTCAGATAGTAGAGTGTCTGATTTACATTCATAATGTCGGCAGTTCAATCCTGTCATGGACTACACAATTTTTAAAGTTTTATCTGCACGTAGCTCAGTCTGGTAGAGTATTCGGTTTGGAACTGAAAAGTCGCTGGTTCGAACCCAGCCGTGCAGATACCAACAGTGTCAGGAATAGCAAGTGGAATATTTGCTATTTGTGCAATGATGTTTTATAGTTAGAAAAACAGCGAGTTAGTCAAGGACTAAGTTGGGCTCATAATCCTTCCAGCCCGGAGCGTTACCGGGGCTCGCTACCATTTTTGTTCTACTCGGCTAATGGTTAGGCCACCGGGTTGCTAATCCCGGAAATCTTGGTTCGAATCCAAGTATAGAACACTAAACAACTTTCATGGGTCTTATTGATCATTTGACTATTGAAAGGAATAGAGATAATGGGACACCGTGGTGGATCTATTTATCTTGAATTGTTAAGGGAATGAGGTACCATCATCCTAGATTATGATTGTATACTTTTTGGTGTATGTTGCACGCTCGGTCAATTAGGCGGAGAGGATAGGTTCGATTCCTATTCCTATATGTATATAATGTTATGAAAACTTAACAAAAACCTGAGTCACAGGTTAAAGGAATGATTGTGTCATTCCACTTATTTAAGTAGCAAGTAAGCATATTACTTGGTACTAAGATGTATCGTATTAAATTTTTTTAGTACCTATAGAATATTTCTACTAGTAATTTATTTTTTTTTGTGTATAATAGCTTTACTTAAACAACTTTAGGAGAAATAATATGTCAGAAGACACTGGCGAAGATATAAAATTAAAAAATTCATATGCTGGATATGATCTGTATGCTTATGAAATTGATGGCGGGGTGTCGATTAGTGTTTTTGAATTTGAGTGTGTTTTAACTAAAGCAGACACTGTGAAATTGAGAGACTTTTTGCATAGATGTGTTGATTAATGATATTCCCTTCTTAGTTACAGAAGTAAAATTGTACCAATCCTATGGAATAGGTGCTTAGTGAGGATAATGACACTACGTTTCAGGTGCGTTAAACCCTGTGAGCAGAGTATACTGCTATATTATTAAATAAACCCTCACGCTACCTCATTTAGTTGGAATCGAGTGGTGGGAATTCATATAATGTGAATTGAAAGTAGCACTGCTATACGACAGATAGTTCGAATCTATCCGGGGGAATAGGCACGCAAATAAGTCCATATGCCTCGAGGTCATAACGGGTCAATGCGACAATGACACGTATAGCGTTTGACTCCCTGAGTGTGTGGTCACAAATGCATATTGGCAGTTCAATTCTGTACCAGGGAGGCGCATTTGTAAGTTGTTATTTATAAGTAGTGTTTGAGTTGTTCAGTTTCTTTCATTTAGTTGAGTCGAACAACATTAAAACGACTCTCGACTTCCTTGGTTATTCTTGGAATAGATACGTCTGCTCTTCACTCTATATCCTAGGCAATATTAGGGGACAGACACTACTTTTAAATAATAATTTAAGCAACACAAGATAATGTTATATACTACATACGCCTAGATATATGAATCTTAAGGTAATGTAAACTGGCACTGGGATCATATTCTCAGATGAAGCCGCCACAGCTCTTATATAACGCCTACAAGTAATACAGTTTTCGCAGGATACTTCTGTAAAAAGTATCTTCCAAACAACTATTAGTAATTTTTATGTATATTAATTCAGAGGAGGAGAAGAACGAGTAAGGTCTACCTAGCCGCAGATTTACATTTCGGACATAAAAATGTTCATAAATTCAGAACTCAATTCTCCTCCGAACAAGAGCACCGTAAGTATGTTATTGAACGATGGAACAATATTGTTACTAAGCGTGACAAAGTATTTGTTCTCGGCGATGCTTGTTTTACAATAGAAGCATTAGCAGACATTGATAAGTTAAATGGAATTAAACATTTAATCCGTGGAAATCATGATAACCTTAATACAAGTGCTTATCTAACAGTGTTTAAGGAAGTAGAAGGTATGTTGAGATATAAACATGCTTGGCTTACGCATTCTCCAATACATACGGATGAACTAAGAGGAAAGATTAACATTCATGGTCATACACATTTTCATTGCATCGATGATACTAGATACGAGAATGTATGCATGGAGAATATTGATTATACGCCAGTTGAATGGTTCCAATTAATAGAAAAGAGAAAGAAGAGATTAGGATTGTAAAAATAGTATGTTTAATACATATTAATAGGGCAGGAATTGTCCGAATAGAAGCCTGCGAAGATACACTATTAGGGATTCAATTAAATCTGAATTTAGATATGTATCTATGGAGCAGGAAGCTGATGCGTTAGCATACCAGTAATTCATCCCTGTGTAGCTCAGTGTCTAGAGCAGACTGTATTACGGTACAGTTATGTCAGTGGTTCGATTCCACTCGCAGGGGCCTTATTATGCCCTTATGGTGCAACAGAATAGCATACGAGATTACGAATCTCATGATCTGGGTTTGAGTCCTGGTGAGGGTTCCAGTTTTTCTCCCTATAGCTCAGTGGAATAGAGCATCGGGTTTCTACCCCGTGTGCCGTAGGTTCGAATCCTTCTAGGGAGGCCAAAATATGCTCAGGTGTCAGAATCAGAAATGTCGCGGATTGCAAACCCGCTTATGTGGAGGCAGTATCCACCCTGAGCTCCAATTTAGGAATATAGTATGAAAGATTTAATAGGACAAGAAGTCGATATAGGTGATGTAGTAGTATTCAGTAAACGTAACGAATTGTATTATGGTACTGTTCTGCGTTTTACACCAAAACGAATACAAGTAACGAATGTTAAGTTTCATACATGTAAGTATTGTGAGAAGGGAAGACCTCGCAAGAATTGTTTTAGAAAAGGTGATATAGCAATGGCGAAAGATGTAGTTAAAGTGGATGCTAGGTATGTTACCATGAAGTTGTTATTAGAATAATGGAAGATTGCCAGAGAGGTAATGAAGCGGTTTGCTAAATCGTAGGACCGCAAGGTTCCGTAGGTTCGATTCCTACATCTTCCGCCATTTTACAGTGCCTGCCTCTAGCGGTAGGATACGTTAAAGACAAAGGTATTGGAAACTTTAGTGACACATATATTTGGCAATGTTCCAATACATCATCATTGTAAGCGTAGTAAAGCCTACTACACTGTGATTCGATTATATCAGCAAGCATAGTGCTGTTAATCCACGGGGACGCATTAGTGGTTGATATAACGGTAGCCATGCCCGTCTATGTGATTGGCACCAATTATTTAATATGTAAATTTAATATATAAATATTATAGATGAATATAAGTTCGGAACCATTGCAGAATAATGTAATTAGAAAGTCAATCAATGGTATATTAAATACAACTACAATGGATATCATAGAAAAAGTGACGTTCGAGGAGTACGAATCTCACTGGAGAAAATGGTTAACATACGATACTAAGAATATTGTAAATTTAGACAAGTTTCCATATGCTAGTTATACAGGTGGGTCTACACCTTCATTTGGTGAATTTATTGTTAGACATAACAATAGACGTGTAAGAGGCAGTAGAAACGATTTTATCTTAACTAGTATTCTATGTAGAACGTATGCCAAGGAATTAGTTTACTTAGAAGATGCCCCAATTAAAAAGAACGACTGTGTTATTATAAGTTTGCCATTTAGTGGGAATGGAATTAAATACAAAAACATGAATTACTTATTAGAGCAATGTAATCTACTAGGTGTTCCTGTAATGTTGGATGCTTCGTATTTTGGGATTAGTTATGGTATTACATATCCATTGCATTATAAATGCATAACCGACATTGTGTTTAGTCATTCTAAGAATTTTAGTTTAACAGATGCTCGTGTTGGTATACGATTTACTAAAGAATTAATAGATGATACGTTAAGTGCTCCGCAAATTATGGGAGATATTTTCAATAAAATAGGAGCGCATATCGCTATAGAACTAATGACCCAATTTTCACATAACTGGTTTATTAATAGGTACTTAGAAGAGTATCTATCATTGTGTAAACAGTTTGGTCTACAGCATACAAACACAATAACTTTGGCGTTAGGAGAAAAAGATAATCCTAAACATGCTCGATTTAAAAGAAATGATTATATTAGAATATGCATCAGCGAAGAATTAAGCGGCAGTATTATGTCATAATATCGAAGTTTGCTAGGCCGACAAAAGTTGGCGTGTGTTATATTACAAATAAATATCTTTAACAATTACAAGGAGAATTAAAATGAAAGTTAGCCCTATACCGGGATTTGGTAGTTTTGGTGTTTATATAGATGATATAGACATGGATTATATGACAGATGAACAGTGGATGGAGATAGGAAAAATTTTCATAGATGAGATGGTTGTTGTATTTCGTAATATAAAAATGACAAAAGATCAATACGTAGAGTGGGTTTATAAATGGGGGCCTTCTAAATCTGATACTCATACAAAATTTGTTAATAAGTATGGAAAAAATCTTGACGCTAAAGATCCTAATTCTTGGAAAAACTTAGAAGAAGAAGATCGAATTTGGTTAGAAGGAAGAAAATATTTTTTAGAAGAAACAGAATCTAAAGAAAAATATGTCACTAGAATCTATGGGGGCAAAGATGAAGAAGGTCATGCTTTAGGTTATTTTAGCGGCGGTTATCTTGGTTGGCATAGCAACGAAGGTTCATCTCTTACACATACTCCTGCTGTGGCATTTTATGGCTGGGATCATATGGAAGGTAGTGCTACGGGTTTTGTTCAAACTGTTGATTTGTATGAAAGTTTTAGTGAGAGTTTCCGTAGTGAATTAGATGAAATGGTTCTTACACACAAGTACGTAAAAGGCGTAGCTAATGAAAATGAGTTTACAGATGATACATTGGCATTGCATATAAAAAATGTATTTTGTCCTACTGATGGAGCAGAAACACCACTAGTATGTACAGCACCTAATGGCAGACGTGGTTTACATTATCCTGCGAATACACGACACGGTATTAAAGGTATGCCACAAGAACAAGCAGGGAAAGTATTTGCTGAAATAGAAAGACAAATGTTTAACGGCAAGTATGTATATGATCATTATTATAGTAGTGCCGGCAGGGATCTTTGTGTATTTGATAATTCCGTTACGTTGCATCATAGGATTGGCAACCATCCAGAAAGAAAAGGATTTAGAGCACAATTTGATGTATCACCTATCATGGATAAGCCATGGCTACCATGGGAACATTTTCCTGAGTATCACAGAAAATATATCGATGAAATACACAACATGGTGAACACTGTCGGCGGCCCATTAAAAGAACATTTTAAATTGCCTTCCAAACTATACAACATGAATATAGATGTTAAAGCGTTAAAAAATGATATAAACGAAGTATTTAAAAAATACGGTGACGTTTAGTGGCTCGTGAGGTTTACTTCGCGTCGATTCCTCCTAGCGGATCAGCAGAATTTTTTATTGAGCTGTTTGTGGGAAGAAACACTAGGAAAAATTTTCTCGGGCCATGTAAGGTAGAAATATTAGAGATCGGCAATAGTAGAACTCATGGCTCATTGTGCCATGCTTCTTATGTACAAGAAATAATGGATTACTTCGGTTGCGGTTTTAGGAATGTAGATTGGAAAAACAATCTCGAGTATTTTTCGTCTGTTTTAAAAAAGTACCCACATAAAGATATCTGGTTTGCTACTTTTCTTCCAGAAACTGTTGACATTATCAAGAAAAACTTTAGTCCCGAAGTTATAACACTAGCAATTAATTATAGCCCAGAGGATTTTAACATGGTGTGTCAACAGTGGGCCAAATGGCAAGGGGCTCGGATTTTCTACAATAACAAGTTTATTAAGCTAAGAAAAAAATTCAATGCAGTTAGTGATGCTATAGAATATTGTTATAAAACAGGTCCAGAACAATTTGGGTTCAGCATCCCAAGGTCGTTACAGGTTGATGCTGATATCATGATTAATCTCGTGGATATTTTTGACGAGCATAAGCTTAAAAAGATATTAGATACTCTCGGGTTTGAATGCACAGAACAAGACTGGAATTTTTACAGAGAGTATATTAAAATACCCGATTATCTAATGTTAGGATAACAGCCTTTAACTCTGTTTATGTTAGTCCGAGTCTAAAATAAAGTAACATTCTTTGTGTATTATAAATAAAATAAGAGGAGCTAGTTTTATGAATTATGAACAATCTGAATGGCATGCATTCACCCCTGGACAAGTAGATACAATAAAAAAGAATGATAGTATTGTATGTGTTAAAGAAAATTTTTTATCTCAAGATGAATTTGAAACGTTACAAAAGATCTTATTAGAACACAAAGATTGGCCTGAACGTGGAGAATTGTCTGACATGTATGGGCTTCACTGGGACGAAGTGCCTAATGAGACATTAACTATAAAACAACAAATCAGAGATATACTCGAAGATAAGATGCGTGGTGTAATTGGGGATTTTAAGTTAGATTTTATGATACTTCAGCATTCTAACCAGCCTTGGTATACTCATGTGGATTGGCGTTGGTCGGAAGATAAAATTCCATACATGACTGCTGTTATTCCAATTGCAGAAATTGATAAAAATGGTCAACTAATTGATCCAACTGATTGGAAAGACACACACACAATAGTTTTTAAACAATCTAATTATGGTGCAGAAGAAGATGCAAAGCAAATGGGGATAGAAGGATCAAAAGGAAATCTTTTACGTGTTCGTAAATGTTATACAGATCCAGGGGCAGTAAATTTTACTGGATCGTACAGCATAACATACGACGATTACGAGAAATATCTTAGCCATCTTAAATATGAAGAAATATTTGGGTTAGAGATTGATACTGTTGTAAAATGGAAACCTAGGATGATGTCTTTTCATCCTCAAGCTAGATATCATTGTGCATCAAATTTTCATGCTGAAGGATTATCAAAAAAATATAGTATAGTTCTCTTTACTTTACATGATACTTAACCATTTATTTTTTGCTTTTATCGAAAATTAGTACTATGAGTGTAGTAATTCATAAAACGAAATAAAAAGGTATTTTTAAATATGAAAAATATATACATATTGCATCATCTTTGTATGCCCGATTTAGAAAGTCTACGCGACTTTTGTGATGTGAAAACTATTGATTTATGGGACGATTCCTTAAAAGACCATGTAATTCCAGATATACATGATAGTATTTTTGTTATATCGTATTATGAGTATTTAAACAACCGAGAAAGTTACGATAGAGTATTTTCTGTCCTACAAAAAACAAATGCAATTGTTTTTACCCAAGACGTTGATGCTATTGTCATCGAACAAAGAGAACAGATATCATTATTACATCCATATACATATATACTGGATGGTGTCCCGTTGTTCGAACATGGAGGAAATGTGTACATTAAATTAAGTCAATTTGTGGGCAAGTGGGAGTATGTTAATTTGCATTTACAGATTGCCAATGCTGATGTTACGGTTAAACGTGCTGATTCTTATTTCTCGTTAAATGGACACAGCAGAGATCATAGGATAGAAATGATAAACCAGCTACACAATAGGGATCTGCTGAATAAAGGCCGTGTAATACTTCATCAAGGTATCGAAAAGCTTAAAAAAGGTGTAGCAGAACAATTAGGCACACAGGACAAAAATGACACCTACACCTGTACCGGAACAATAAATTGGGAGGAGGGGGTTATTAACCCAGTGTATTATTCTAAATACAATTTAGAAGTAGTAACAGAAACCATGACTGAAGCGTATTTTGTAACAGAGAAAACGATAAAACCAATAATGGCAAAAATGCCGTTTATGATGGTTGCTAGTAAAGGATATCTAGAGTATCTTAAAAGTCTAGGGTTTAAAACATTTAATAGCGTATTTGATGAATCATATGATTTAGAAGATAGCGTATCATTGCGTATCTCTAAAATAGTCGATACTCTTGAGATGTTAATAGAGTCCAACCAGATATACACACTGTACGATGACTGCAAAGAGATTACCAATTACAATTTTGATCATATGTTATGGTTGTCAGCACGACGTAATTATGATTTACCTAAGCAGATGTACGATATCTTCGATAGTTTATAAATTAAAGCATCTCCTAGTTTCTACTAGGGGGTATTTTTTTTTTGATTAAAACTATTGCTAATCATGAATAAAGGGTTTATAATACACTTATGAAAATACAAAAAGTTTCAGATTTACATATTGAGTTCGATTCGCGAGCGAATACTCGCTATGACTTGCCAGTAACGGATGCGGATGTTATTGTATTAGCTGGTGACATTGGTGTTGGATACGAAATGGAATCGGAATTTTGCAAAGACTTAGCACAGAAACACGGCAAGCCTGTACTGTTTGTATTAGGTAATCATAGTTTTTATCATCATAATATGGATAATGTTCGTCAGAAATGGTACGATAATGATCTATCCGGCGATGGCGTTCAATTCCTAGATGATGGACTTATGTTTGTGAAAGATGATACTACCTTTGTTGGTGGAATATTCTGGACAGATTTCCAGGATTATAAACATGATGTTATGGATTATGCTAACCATAGCATGAATGATTTTCGTTTTGGTACTATGTCTAAGCCAGACACTTTACTAACATGTGGAGAAGCTGACAAGATGAATGAATACCATCTTACTCCGTGTAGATCAGTAGATGAACACATTAAAACTAAAAATTGGATTAATTTAGTGCTAAAGGATTTCAAGTCTAATAAGAATGTTGTTATTACACACCATGCTCCTAGTTATAGAAGTGTAAGTCCTCTGTATGCCGGTGATATGTTGAATGCCGCGTTTGCTAGTAACTTAGATGAGTGGATTGAGTCCAAGCCTATTGATTTGTGGCTACATGGTCATATGCATAATTCAAGTAATTACATAATCGGCGACACTGTTGTTGCTTGCAACCCTAGAGGGTATTACCCACGCAACTTAAACCAAAAGTTCGATCCTGGGTTAGTAATTGAGGTATAAACATGAGTATAGCCAATGTATTAGAGATGGAATTATGTACTTTTTTGTTGAATAAAGAAATTGTAGAAATTAAAGATCTTATGACTAATAGGTTAGACAAGGCTTGGGTAATTTTTAAGAATGGACACCGAGTATCTGTGATCAGAGGTAAATATTCAATTAGTGGATCTAATGATCTATTTGAAATAATGCCACCAACCGCAGTATTGCCAGACGATCACAACGATACTGTTATTAGGAATTTAACAATAATGGAAGTAGGCGAATATTTAAGTAAGGCATCAAAATTGCAAGATAAAATTTATATTGTTTAGGATTAATAGTTTAAAAGGAGAAGAGATGAATGGAAGAAATAAACATAACATTCGAAGCAATAATTTCTATTGCTACAATAGTATTTGTGATTGCTATTATTATGAAACCATGGGTTATTAAATGGATAAATTAGAAGAGTTAATCGAACAGGTTGCTAGGTTAGAAAAAAGAATCAACGAGTTAGAATACAAAAACAGCACCAACCCATTCAGCCCGATTGGTCCTAACCCAATATTATCTAAAACACAATGCTATAAATGCGGAATGACATTCGATGGTGCCACAGGATATGTATGCACAAACATCGAATGTCCAATGGGATGTGGGCTAACAGTCTGTTAAATATAATTGATATCACAATAGGAGATGTAATATGTTATTAGGCGAATATGGAGTAGCTAAGTTATGAGAAATTACAGGTTTGTCAGGTCCTTGTTGATAATAACAAGTGTGGTATTTTTTACACAACTTTTGCTCGAGAGCAGTGGTATAATAGTTCGATTGCCTGAATATTGGTGGGTTATATATGCTTGTGGAACAGCATTCGCATTATCATTATTGTATGCAGTAGTTGTATTATATAAGATGGCGAAGGAAAATGATTAGTAAAAAAACATTTAAGTTATGGATTGAATCTATACTAAAGCGTCATGAAACAGATCGTGTATTTGGTGATGCTTTACGTTCATTAAATAAAGATAACAATTTTGTTAGTGCTGTAACAGAAAATTTTCATATAGCACAAGAGAGGTTAATGGACGATCTCTTTAGTGAAGATGGTGTTGAACTTATTAATTGGTGGATGTATGAATGTGGCCTTAAAAATACTATCAGAGAGGATAAAGAAGATTATATTAAGCCATTGATTTATGATATGGACGGGAATATAGTGGCTGATCTTACTGAGATTGAGGATCTGTATGATTATGTAATAGGATTACAAGATGAGTAAGGAAATTGAGTGGTAGGAAATTCATGTTATGTGAATTAAAAGTAGCCCATCTATGCTATAAGATAGTTAGGTTCTAATCCAACCAGGCACACAAAATACACAAAATAAACTAATAGGCGAACAGACGCCAACCCATCAAGCATGGTACCAAAAATAGGAAAGCCACCGAAACGATGGACCTGCTGATATTATAGAGGATTATCAAGGCTGGTATCTAAATGAAAAGCAATACTCCGAAGATGAATTTGATCAACGAGTCGACATTTAGGTTAATGTTAAGTATAATGGTTATATAATCAACAAGGAGAATAAAAATGGATGTAGAATTAAAAATGGTAATTGCAATTGTATTGTTTTATACGATGCTTATATATGTAATGATGTTTATGTCAACCCATAAATGGTATGATAATGTAATGCAAAAAGTATTACGTAAAAAGTATAAAAATTATAGTGAGGCATGTGTTAGTTGTAAGCATGTTGTGTATGAAGCTGACCTTTTATTTTTGATAGGACCTAAGAAGAGCGAACAGAAGTTTGCCAAATGTAGGCATCCAGATATAGTCTCTATGTCAGCGGACGCTGTAAATTTTGTTACTGTAAATCCTGTTACTGGGCATGAACAACGACAAAAGCTTGCAGACTCGTATTTATATTGTAGTACAATGCGCGATCAGTGCAAGAAAGATGGTCAATACGAAAAGGCCTTAATATGAATAGAAGTTTTATATTAGTAGATATAGATGGCCCCCTTCTTGCAGGAAAATCCAATTACCTACCAGCGAACAGGAACAACAGTTTAGATAATGGGCTAGAAGTTAAGTTAGATGACTTTTCTGTTTGGGCTCATAATATTTGGGTAAAATACAGTAATGCCAATATAATAATAGCGACGAATTGGATCTTTCATAAAACAAGCAATGAGTTAAAGCATATATTCAAGCAGAATGGGCTAGAATTTGATGATAGGTACTACGAGGAATATTTAACAACACATAAGAAACGGACATCGGAGCGAGGCCACGAAGTCTGGTGGACAATAGCTGATTTAGCAAAAGAAGGTGACACGTTCTTAATTGTCGACGATGATCAGACGTGTGATATGATTAAAGGTTATGTAGAAGATGCTGTTAATGGAAAGAACCCAGCGACACGATGGGATAAAATGGATAACCCACCACAAGTAAAGTGGATTGAAGTTGATACTACCGAAGGGTTATCGTTGCTGAATTTTAAAGAAGGTGGTAATTTTCTTGGTTTTAATGAGTACAGATCAGAGACATACACACCGTGGGATTATATGAATTATGATGAGTTTGGTAAAAAAATGAGAACTAAAGAAGAGAAAGAGAAAGAGAAAGAAGAGATGGATATACTATTAGCATGTATGATATAAAGGATTATTATGATAAAGATTAAATGGGTTATTAAACGGATATTTGGGGTTATTTTTTTAACATTGCCCCTGCCATTTTATTGGATGTTAGACTGGGCCACAGACGATAAAATAACTGTAGCAGGAGCTATAAAGAAAACTTGGGAATTTTACAAGGAAATGGCCCTTGGTATTAAACCAAAAGAAGATGGGATTAATTTAAAATAAAGTGATGTTTAACAGCCTAGCAGATACATTAAATGAATAAGGTAGAAGATCGAATATCCGATGGGCGGCACTGTTATACTATATTGTCGACCGACAACGAATCTAGTAGAATGCAAAATAAGATATGTCCATATTGGTCTATTCGTGATAGTAAGCCAGCACAAGGAAATGGTTATTGTGGATATTTAGAGTGGGGAGATTGGGATATGGAAAATAGTGTTACATTGTTATGGGATCAAGTAAAAGAATGTGGTGTTAACAGTAATACCGCACTAATTTAGTCAACTATTAAGGATTTAAATTATGAAAAGAAGCGCAAAGAAGAAGAGCGGCCCCCGTAGAACAATTCAGGTTTGGGGGGTTGAGCTATATGATGGCACCAAAAT